CATGTACATATTATCGTTGAAAATGTGTGTACTATGAGCAATATGAGCCCATAGCGAACGTCTAATGTTCTTATTATTTTCCGAATCATCATACCAATCGTTAATAATATCTAGAATTTTCCATAAAATTTGACTGTTCAAAGAACCGTCAAAATTTGAGAAATCTCCAGCTATTACATGGGGTCCTTTTGTTTGTAAACGCGTAGCAATTTGATGCCAATGCAAACTATATGCATTGGTACCAACTGCTATTTCATTATCAATTTTATTATGCATAATCCATGCAACAAAACCAAGGAAATATTGTCGGAAAGCTATCACAGCATGAACTGGAAAAGCCGAGAAAACACGTGTTTTCCCAACTGCAACTTTCTCAACAGGCCGTTTTTCGTCTTTAAGTGTGTCTACACACACCACGTCTCGAAGAACACCCTGTGAACAATCTTCTATAAGATTCTCAACATCTTTCCTCAATCTCATTGCATGTTTTGATGTAAAATCAAAATGTTCGCCAAAACCTAACCATTTAGATTTTCCAACAGCATTACCTTTCGTTAATACATATGGAAAACCAGGTGAAGTTGAACGGTTTATAGCGCACATATAATCATCATCAGTTCCCTTGACAGCTTCTTCATATGATAATACTCGTGCATATTCTTCAAAATTAATATTTGCATAATTATTTTGAACAATACGTCGAACATCATTTGAACAAGCTTCCAAAGCATCTTCACACAATAAAGTCGTAATCTTTCCGCATTTAGTTAATCCGGTCATCATCGGGTCTACTAGAACACCATTAATCATTCGGGGTTTCAATAAAGCAGGAGCTACTTTCGTAGGTCGTACCATATTGTAAATCCTAGAACGCACTAAGGATGTAATAGAGGCTTGACCAATCTTCCATTCACTTTTACCCAAGGGCATAAAGTTACCGGAAGGAATTGTAGGTTCTTCTAGTGTATTAACATAACTAGGTTCTTCATATTGCATTTGAGCAAATATTCCTACATTCTTTTCAAGCCTGTCTATCGCATCAAAAATCCGTTCCTGAGTCAATGGTGTTCCATAACCAAGGGTCGTCGCATCTCCAGCAATGTGCATACAAACGATTTTCCTTAATAATCTTTTGTTCAGCAAAGTTACACATGAACCACAATCACCACGTTGAGTTGCTACTCTATACGTATAATAGTGACGTTGTAAATATGTATCTTTTCCTTCAGAATCCAATTCAATTATTAATTCACGGTCGTTTATATTAATTTCATTAAACATATAAAATGCTCGGATCAAAGTTGATTTATCTATAATAAAAGATGGTAAAACACCACTTAAATTTCCAGATATATCACTTAGATCTTTTTGCGTTACAATATGTTTAATCAAATCGCGATGGGGGTAACACATAGTTTTATGTAGAGATATCAATACACAATCCAATTCATCACCATTACGGTGAGTAACACGTTCTACGTTATCTGAAAAACACATTTCTGTCTTATTCATCCAACCTAGATGTGAAACGGGGAATTGAATTGCGAAAGAACCATTCTGAGATAATATTACTGTTGCTTTAGGACTACGTAACAATTTTGGTAAATAATGCCAAGGCATCATTACCAAAAAGCCACGCAAAAATGTAACATTACCCATAGCACGCACATCAATATCGTCTTTCAACAATAACTTATACGTGTTACGGTTCAAAATGTCCCTACATAAATTCATTGCGGCAGGATCACTAGAGCCCTGTGAATGTACATTAGAGTGTAAACACTCTATGTCATAACATGTGTAACATGTTATGCTATTCACAGCGCAAGAGCTCATCTTTCCGCACACATTGCATTTTCGGTATACTGTTTCATCATCTTCATCATCAGTATCACCTTCGATTACCGGGTTCTTCATCCGTCGGGTTTTAGCATCCCCAGAAGTTGAAATCTCAACTTTTGGTTTTGCTAGTCGTCGCGTCGTTGTATCTCCAGAACTAGCCACTTCAATCTTCGGTCGCATCAAACGTTTTGTCTTCTGATCACCAGAAGACGCAACTTCTACTCGAATACCACGTCGTCGCAAAGTTTTCGAATCTCCAGAACTTGCTATTTCACTCCTAACGCGAATACCATCACCAAAAGATTCTACTAATTGGGTATTATCAATTTCTCCAGAAGAGAAATACGAATAAATACCGTAAAAAGTTAAACCAACAGTGATTAAAGACATCATAGCAATCCAGGGATGGTTTGCTATAAAATCTTTTGCTTCGTTCCATAAAGGTTGCATTCTTTCTACAAAATCTAGATACAAAACTTTTGCTTTTTCCCAAGCAACAAGTAATTTTGACTTTACAATTTTGGTCGCATTTTTAACCTTATCTCTAAGATTAACATAAATGTTCCATTTTTCTTCATCTAAAGCCAAATTTCCTTCTAATTCAAATATATCTTTCGTATGTTTCATTGCAAATTCA